ATTTAGAATATTCATTGGGGCCATATAACTCCGAAACGTTAATTATTGGAACTCATTATACCAGCATGAAAGAAGATGAAACATTTGAAAACTTCAAAAAGAGAGTTGATGAACAACTTTCTAAATTAGGGCATGTTGGAAAATCACATGCAATTGAAGAGTGTTGGATGGATGACTGATGAAAATAAAACAAGACTTTGTAACCAATTCAAGCAGCACATCTTATATATTTTCAATAAAAGATTACAATCCAGAAAAAGATAAAATAGTCATTCGTAAAAAAGTTTCTGAGCTAAATCCCCAAATCTTTTCAACGAAAGAACAAGTTGAAAAATATATATGGGAATATTATGGTTTTGGTGACCCTCTTGAAGAAACTCTTGGTAAAGTTCCATATATAAAAGAGAAATATGAAAAAATGATGGCCATAATTGATAGTGGAGAAAAAATATTTATTCTGCATGTAAGTAATGAAGACTATGAAGGAATGTCAACGATTCTTTATGAAACTGGATTGGATAAAGAATCTTTTGATGAAGATACTAAAAAGCGCGTTACAATTATACAAGGAGAAAGAGGATAGTGAAAATTTTAAATCTTGCAGCCGGAAAATTGCTGCCACTTGATCTGCCAACATATTATCTTTTAGTTCAATTAGATACAATGTATTATGACTATATGGATCCTAGTAAGATAGAACAAATCTCATCTAAATATAGAGATGATACATTGGAAATGGTTAGAATGAAATGCAACGAAGATGCGTTCACATTTATGGAAAGAACATCAATTAAATTTGATAGGGTTTGTGCTTATAGATTTCTTGAGCATATTCCAATGGATAAGGTATTATACTTTATCTATCTTATATCAACGTGTCTTGCAGCTGGTGGTGAAGCAGATATAATCGTTCCTGACTTTAGAAAGTTGGCTGATATTTTGCTTAATCAAGACTGTACGTCAAACAAAAATTTTGAAGCAATGAATATCCTTTTAACAACTGAAATATTGAATGAGCCATCATGCCCGCATGCTTCAATATGGACTGAAGATAGATTGTTACATTTCTTTTGTAACATTGAAAAAAGATTTCGCCTTATTCAATTCTTTAGAGATTTTCCATTTGATGGGCGTGATATTTATTTAAGAGCAAAATTTAAACGAGTGGGATGAAATAATGATTTCTCCAATAAAATCTCCTTTTCAAGAATCGGTAATGAAAACAGTTGCACATTCAGATTTTGTCTTTGCAATACTTTCTCCATTTAACGGGAAAAAACAAAGAATTAAAGTTTTAAAAAATAGGCACAACGGAAAACTTGGAGAAATGAATAAAAACGAAAGCATCGACTTGCTTATTGAAATGATTTCAAAAATGTTTTTTTCAAACACATCTGGACTTGGATTATATGAGGAAATGTTTCGTCTAGATTTGAGTAAAAATATAAAAAAGGTTTTTGAAAAATACACACAAGAGGAGAAAACAAGTGATAACATTTGAACAGAGAGCTGGGGGAATGGGCCTTAGATACAACCCAGAAAAGGGCCTGTTTTCATACGACGACGACATATCAAGTGTAGTATATAGAACATTAAGCACTACTGGTCCTTCTATGGAAGAAGATAGAAGTCATGAAACTGATAATTTTCAAATTCCGTATTATGCTGTCTTTACAAGACCTTCAAATATTCAACATGATATTGGATATAGATTTGTTGGAATGATTTCCAGAATTTATAGATTTGTTGGAAATCGAGAACTAATAAACGGAGTTCGTCAATCAATTGAAAATGTTGGTCTTCCAATAGTTGGAGAAACAAATCTAATGAGTTGGGACTATACGAGACTCAGAAGTGAAATTGTAATTCGTAGTGGAGTTGAAAATACACGAGCTGGTGATGTTTTACCAGTTATGATTGTAAACAATAGCTATAATGGAACAAGATCTCAATCAATTCAGTTTGGTTTTAATATTAATTATAATAGAAGACAGATATTAACTTATGGTTTTAAACTTGGGGAAATGAAAGAAATTCATGTAGCTGGTGCACAAACATATGTCAGTTCATCAGCGCAACATTATGTCCAATCTTTTCCGCAACATATCATAGAAATGATTGAGTCAAGTTTTAATACGCACCTTACGGAAGATCATTTGTTCGCAACTCTCGATATAATTGAAAAAATTGGAAAAAAGAAAAGGGACGAGATTTCAAAAATTCTTTCTGAAATGGTTCCAGAACCACAAGATGGGCAGCCACCACAATTACCATCTGCCTGGCAGGTTTTTTTAGCGATTGTTCGGTATAGTAGTTTTGAACCAAATTTAAATGTCCGGTCCCTCCTTGAAAATGCTGCAGAAAGAGTCTTGGTTATTCCAACTAGAATGATGGAACTATTAAACCGCTTAAAAGCTCAAGCAGAAAGATAAATCTTTGAAAAAGGAAGAGGCAGAGGAAAAAAGAATTTTTCCTCTGCTTTTTTTCGTCATTTTTCTAGAACAAATAATAAATGGAGGATAGTGCATGGCTTCTAGATTTTGGGTTCCTACGAGAACATATGATTTTAAACTAGTAATAAAAGATAAAGATTATACGGCAGATTTACAAAGAGTGGTGATTCTAACTTCTCTTACAACACCGTATCAAACTGTTCTGTTGGATATTTTTATTGATGCAAACGATATGATTTTAGATAAGATCTACGGTCAGGATAAATTAAAATTATCAATCAGGTTACTAGCGCAAGGGGAAACACCAATTGAAGAGATTGACTTTGAGTTGATGCTTCTTAATTTAAATTATGATATTTTAATGAAATCAACCGACCAACAACAGACAATGAAAGATAGATCCGCCGTTGAACTGACAACAATATGCAGAAAGCCATTTCAAACTATGTCCTCAATTGTTAATAGTTTAGCAACTGGCGCAACCCCAATCAGTATGATTACATCTCTTACTGAAACATTACAAACGAATCCAAAAATAGAAATAGATCAAACAAAATTAAATACTGAAGTAATTGATCAAATTTTGGTCCCACCAACAACATTCTATAAAGCAGTTAATTATTTAAATATGCAATTTGGAATTTATCAAAAAGCAACGGTTGGATTTGGTTGCTTATACGATAATACAATTTATCTAAAGAATTTAACTGAGAAAATAAAAAGAACCCATACTTTTACAATAGATTATCTTGCAACTGATGCAAAAGAGATGAAGACAATAACGCAAGGAATTGATGGAAAAACTTTTTATACCTGGAACACAATTGAAACTTTATATAAAGGAAATACAGTCTATTCATTTCTTGCACCAAGACATAGGTTTGTTGTAAAACCGATAAATCTTCTTGATCAAAATATTGATGTAAATATTGGAACTTCAGCCAAAGATTACGGCCTTGTTTCTAGGGATACAAAAATTTTCTATGATACTGAAATTTTATCTGATAGAAGAAGAGTTCTACATTTTGATCATACTGGTTATGAAAATTCTGAAAATTTTATAAGCTTTCCTGATCTTGCAGATATGTCAACTCTATCAGTTGAACTTTCCAGTAAAAATATTACATTACTAAATTTTATGTTTGTTGGAGAGGCAGCAAAACTAAATTCAAAAATCCCAGACTACGCACAACTGGCCGGAAAGTATATTTTAAAATCTTCTGAACTTAGATTTGAAAGACTTAGAGATTGGGAAGCATACGCTACAGTAAATTTAATTCGTACAAACAGGGCAACAATCTAAGAACAAAATATAAAGGAATATTTATGATAAAACAAAATAAAAAGGCTAAATTACGAGGACTTGCGAAAAAGTATATTCAAGAATATATATCATGCAAAAAAAATTTTACATACTTTTCTAAAAAATATATTAAAATAGAAGTTCCTGGTGAAGATATCATATTAAAACCATATGCGAAACAAGAAGAATTAGTTGAACAAATTGAAAGATATAAAAATGTCCTTGTTCTAAAAAGTCGACAAACGGGGATTTCGACAATTATTCAAGCGTATTCTGCCTGGCTAACGGTGTTTTACGATAATGTAGTTGTTGGAATTATTTCGAAAGATTTTAGAGAAGCAACCGATTTTGCTAGAGCAATTCGAGGTATGGTTGAAAAGTTACCAGATTGGATGAAACCATCAAAAGGATTTCAAGGGAAAGGATTTGCAAAAAGAACAGAACAATCATTTATTCTCACAAACGGATCAAAAGTTTATGCTTCACCTGTCAATCCAAATGCTCCAGAGAAGACACTTCGTGGTAAAGCAATTACATTTTTGGTGATAGATGAAGCTGCATTTATTGGTTATATTGATCAGGCATGGACATCGATGGTTCCAGCTTTATCAACAAATCAAATGCACGCAAAAAAAGCTGGAGTCCCATATGGAACTGTAATTCTCTCAACACCAAACAAAACAGTTGGGATGGGTAAATGGTATTTTGAAAATTATGCCAAGTCAATTAATAAAGATAGTATTTTTAAACCATTTCAAATTCACTGGAAGATGATTCCAGAATTAGCAAATGATCCAAACTGGTATAAAACACAGTGCGAAATGTTTAGCAACGACCCAAGAAAAATCGCACAAGAGTTGGAGTTAAAATTCTTACCAGCAGAAGGCGCATTTTTCACACCAGAAATAATGGAAAAAGTCCAAGAATCGTGTAAAGATCCAATTGAGAGTTTGCAATTATTTAATGGTGAAGCATGGATCTGGCAAAAACCAATACCTGGAAGAAGCTACTTGATTGGAGTAGATACTGCTCCAGAACATGGGTTAGATAAATCAGCAATTACAGCTTGGGATTATCAGACATTAGAACAAGTTTGGGAATACCAAGGAAAATTAAAAATTCTTGATTTTGTTAAAATAGTTCAGGTAGTGGCTAGATCATATCCTGGAATAATTGTCGTTGAAAGCACTGGTGGGTATGGAAACCAAGTATTGGAGCAACTTGGAATTTCTGAACTTTCAACAATGCTTTATAAAGAGACAAGAGGGCCGCAAACAATTGTTCCAGGCCTTTCAAACAATGCTAAAACTAGACCATTAATGATTGATGCTTTATATTCTTATATTAATCAATACCCAGAATCTGTTAGATCAAAGAGATTGGCTCTAGAATTAACTGGATTAGTTTCAAAGAAAAGTGGAAAAATTGAAGCAGATATTGGCTGCCACGATGACTTGGCTCTTGCAACGGCATGTTGTTTCTATGTCAGAAAATACGATCCTCCTGTTCTTATTGATACAGAAAGATTTGCAAATGCAGCACAAGATATGGTTGGAGTAATAGACTTTAATCAAAACAATACCATATCAAATTTAAAACAATTAACAAATGAGTCAATTATAAAACAGGCAAGACAAAAAGTGATAAATGAAGGTGGGGGATTTTTTGATATTATGAGTATGTATAGTAGGGAGTAATATGATGGATAAAAAATTACAAGAACTATTTTCTCTGCCAATAGGATTAAAAACAGTTGCAATAATTGATGGGCAGAAATTTTTTTCTTCTGATAAATTAAAACAAACTTTTATCCAGACCTTTGAAAACTCAGGAAGGGGAAAACCAATTGCTGACGACATAAAAAAGATGGTTGAAAGCGGACTGATAACTCCTTGCTACCTTCATAAAGGATTGTTTAAATTTATACTTCATAGAAGTTTTGGTGGTTCTTCAAAAACGATTATGGGATTCTACCATAAAGAATCCAAAAAAGTTTATGTTTTAATTGATAATGAAGTTAATATTTTTGGTGTTGGTTCCACAAACAGGCTAGCAGCTACAACTATGCACGAATGTATGCACCTTTTAGCTGGAACAAATCCCTCAGCATTTTTGTCTATTTTTAAAAGTTTATTAACAGCATATTATTCAGTTGCGTTTTCGTTTATTTTCAAAATTAAAAGTATAGAACAAACATCAGTTCAAAGAATTTTTAAATTTTTAATTGACTTTGAAACTGAGTCAGATTTTAGTATAAATAAAAAACTGGGAGATTACTTCAGACTTTTAGAAAAAGAATTTAGACCACAATCATCATTAGATGAAACTCAATTCAGAAGATTACTAACAGATTATATTGTCTCTTTAAAAATCCTACTTACAAACTTTCAAGTTTTTGTAAGGGTAGCAGGGAAATATATGCATATATTAACCCCGTTACAAAATTCATATGAAAGAGCATTTGGAGAAAAAAATGTTTATACTACAGCAATTCAAGAGTTAATATATCCATCAGAAATAGCATGCGTCTATGCGGAAATGAAACCAACTTCTTCATTTATTCAAAAAGCATTTAAAGCAATGTCTTAAGGAGATTTAGATGGCCAAAAGAAAAGATCCGGGCGGTATAACACCAAGTGGTGATGCTGAAAACCAAAGAGTTAAAGGAATTAGCGACGTTGCAAAAACAGTGAACCAAATGCAAAAAAATGTTGATACAGAAATAATGAGAACCGAAACTTATATTGAAGAAAGAAAAGATATTCAAGAAATTCAATCTTCGATGAACGGCGTACTAAGAAAACTAGGAGAGACAATTTCAGCTCTTACTGCTGGGGTAAAAAACGTAACATCATCAGCCGCTATAGCAACAAAAGATGCTATATCTCAATATGGTAGAGCAATCGGTGAAGATATACATTTGAAAAAACAAAATATTGTTGCAATGGCACTCGCCAGATCAACCCCAATCTTTGGGTATTTCGCTGCAAAATTTATGGAAACTGATGTATTCAAAAAAGCAGCATCCAAAATGCGAGAACAAGTCGGAAAGGCATTTAGCGGCGTTGCAAGTTTTTTTAGAAGAGGCGGGGCTTCGAAAGAAAATGGATCTATTCCACATATGCAACATGGTGGTTATGTTGAACGAGGAGGTTTGGCACAACTCCATCCAGCTGAAGTAGTAATGCCAATTGACGAAATATTAAATCGAATTGATGAAAACATGTCTGTTACAAAACAGCTTGCGATTGTAGCAAGAAAATCACAGTTGCAAGCTCTTGGAAGCATGTCAACGTACGTGCAGATTGCTGAAAAGAAACAAAGAGTTGGTTTGGTAAAAGGGTTCTTGAGAGCTTACGCTGAAGTTAATAGCCAATATTTAGAACCAGATTCAAAACGTCAATTGAGAGCTTTACTTGCAATTCAAGACGCTCTTGGTGCGCAGATTGGAACATGGAGACAAGTATGGCAAAAAATGTTGGTTGAGCATCCATTGTTTAGAAATATTATGTTCATTGGAAGGACTTTAACTAAAGCAGTATCTTTGATTTCGGGTGTTAAAATATTATATCAAATGTGGAAGGTAAGAGGTAGTTATAGAAGAATTTTATCTAAAAGTAGACAACCTCTTGTAGCCATGACAGAAACTCTTGGATCTTTCGCAATAGAAAATTTATGGAGGCTTGATAACATTGCTCTTTATACAAGACTGACTGCACAAGCCACTAGAGATATGGCTGCAATGCTAACAGGAAAGAGATATAAAGCGGTTCAGGGATTAGACCAAGGGTATTGGAGAATAATGAATATATTGACATGGCCTCTTGGAAAAATTTATAGTCATATATTTAAAAGATATCTTATTAGACCACTTGACGATTCTATTCGAAGAGCTATTCTTGGAAAGAGCGGTGAAAGACAAAAGCTCTTAGGACTGTATGATCTTTTAACAACCCCTAAAAATATTTATAAATTACCAGGCTTCTGGAAACAAAGAAGAATAATGGAAATTTCAGCGGGGGCTACAGAGTCAACCCCGTTTATGTTACCACACAAACGTGAGCCAATCCAGATAAGTGGAAGGGTAGAATCTCCAACTGAAAAAATGAAGGAGTTAGAATTCAAGTATTACAAATCTGCTTCCAAGGTTTTTCCTCTTATAGAGAAAAAAATTCTTCCTCCTATGATAACCCACCAAGCAAAATTACTTGCATGGAGAAAAGAAGAAGCCACAAAATTAATTCCAATGATAGCACAGGCATCAGATGAGCAAAATAAAAGAAGCAGAAGACAATCAATTATAAAATGGCTTTTAATAGCTGGTGGATTTATTAAATCTTTATTTGGCGGAATATTAAAGCCTTTTACTATGTTATTAGGTAAAAAAGGATTACTTTTTTCTGCGGCGAGAATATTTGCTTCACCTGCAGCATTTGCAAAATTCTTAGGACCAGCCGGTGCTGTACTTGGAGCTGGAGCTATTGGATATGGTCTTGGAACTGTAATTGAAAGAAGTTTAATTGTACCAATAAGAGAGAGATATTTTTCAGAATTGGATGCTGCTAAAAGAGAATCTGGCACAGGGGCTCAAAAGGCAATGACCGAATTTACTGAAGCAAGAGAAAGAGTTCAAGCAGGAAAAGGAACTCCAAGAGATAAAGAACTCATGAAGGCATATGGTAAAACTCAAGGGCAATTTTCTGCTATGGCACAAGAAAGAGCAAAATACATTAAAGGCGGATTCATGGAAAGAATGTTTGGCGATGTAGATGTTTTAAATATAGTAACTGATGCGCAAAGTGCATATTTTACTGAAAACTTCGATCAATATATGCCATATGGTTCAGCAGAAATATTGAGAGTTAGAGCTAAATTTATGAAAGAGGGAAGAGGATTGGGAATTGATTACTCAGCAGATCCAGTAAAAGCAGGGAGAAAAAGAGAAGAAATGTTACTAGCATATTTGAAAAAACATGGAAGCATACAATATGGTGAAATGTTTGAACCTGGAATGGAGTATAAAGTTGGGATGGGGTATAGAGACTTAAGAACTAAAGCGGAGGAAATATCTTCTGCCGCTGTCGAGAAATCAAAAATGGTAGCGACAGAAGTACAACAAGAATTAGCCAAAACTCAAATTTACTCAGATAAAATTGTTCAGAACATAGATAAAATGGCAGAGAAAGTTACTGAGGGTGGAAAACAGCAAGTAAACGCAATCAATAATATGTCGACAAGTTTTGTAAACAATATGAATAATAGTATGTCGATTTCTGTTGCAGCAGGAAGGAAAGGCCTCGGAGAAATACAAGAGGACTTAACTTCTAGAATCTTACATGGTAGAATGCACTAAGGATAATGTAATATGGCAGATATAGTACTTCCCAATATAATTGGTCTTCCGCCTTTGAATATTGAACCTAGAACAAATTCGCAACTTCTTAACTCTATGCCGATTGCAGAAATAGAACCATCTTGGCCGTCATTTCAAGGGGGGATAGATTTATTTACTCTGGTACCAGCAATGAAAAGATATAGAAAATTACTTCTATCATATGGCTACGATATTGACGGGCACGAAAGCGGAAACTCAATTAAAGTTGCATTTTTGGCTGATAGTTTTCCAACCGATACATTTCAAAACGAATATGGTGAAAATTTTCTACAAAAATTTACAGATGTTGCTTCAGAAGGGGCTGCATCAATCAATCAATTTATGGGAACAACAAAAGCTACTGATGCTGTTAGAAAAGTAATCGAAAATCTAACAGCAGCAGGAGGGGTTGCTGGTGCGATCGGAGGGGCTCTTGGAGCTGGGGGAGACGTTTTACAAAAAATATTCAACGCAATAGCCCCAAGTGGAAGTGGCGCAGCAAGGAGCGCAAATCTTGTAAATAGATTAGCTGCCGGAGCACGAATTGATTTTCCACAAGTTTGGAAAACAAGCACATTTACACCATCATATACAATGACCATTCGTCTTTATAATCCAAACCCAAGAAGCGACAATGCAACTAAACAGTATATTATTGGGCCAATTGCTGCTTTAATGCTTTTAGGTATCCCATTAACTGAGGATGGTTCATCATACAATTGGCCATTTTTACACAAAATTAGGGCTGCAGGAATTTATAATTTAGATCCTGCATTTATTCAAACTATTACAATAGTAAAGGGTGGGGATCAGCAGCAAATTTCATATAATCAAAGATTGAGTATGGTTGATGTTAGAATTGATTTTGGAAGTTTATATAATACAATGGTTGCTGGAAGAAATATAAGATCTGGGAGACCAACTCTAAGAAAATATATTGAAGCAATGGAAGGAAAAAGAAGTGTCTATGATAGACTGGGGGAAGTCAACCTTGATTCAAGATCAATATCTTTAACACCACAACTGGCACCAACTGCTACACAAGAGGAAGGAGAAGTTGGAAGAGTTACAACAAGAACTCCAGAAGAAACAAAAAGTATTCAAGACAGATTGAATGCTTTAAGATAACTTAACAAATTGTGTTTCTAAAGAACATCGTCAAATAATAAGCAAGAAACGAGTTTACAGAGAACTTTGTTTGCGGAGTCAAACTTTCATACCAATTTGACTGTTTTAAATCTTTTAAAAGGCTCTGAAGAAGAACATCTACTTGTTGTTTAAAATATACTGTCAATTTAGTTCTTTTAACTGCCATTAAGTGACGAACATACAAAACAAACTCTGACCCACATAACATTTTAATATTCTTTAACTCTTTTAAGTATTGTTGTAAAATAATTTTTATGTTTTCAGAATATTTTAAATCTGTTAGTTTTGTTGCCAATAAGATTGCAACTGAATCTTTAATCTTTGTTAAAGATTTCGAATCATCCAAAGCTTTTTTATCAACTTGTCGATAAACAGTAATTCTCTTTATTGTTTCTTCAATTGCGCGCTTACCTCGTTCAAGAATCTTATATTGAAGAATTCCCATTTCTTCTTCGGATTCTGGTTCTCGTTGGATTTTAATTCCGTGCCCTTCTTCTGAAGCAGAGTAATAAGATTTTGCAAACCCCTTTATACTTTGGTTTAATCTATGTCTTGCTTCTGTTATAAATTTCGCAATTGAATCAACATCTGCTTTTTCTATATCTTTTATCCATTTATTTGTTAGTTCTTTGGCAAAATATAAAATTCCATTCGAAATAGTTTTCTCTCTAACAAATAAATGTGTCTTAGTTAATTTTTCTAATGCGTATCTAAAAGTGTTTTCGTTACAATATTTTATTTGAATATTCATAATATTCGAATAGTATCGAACAAAAAGATAAAGAAGAGTTAATGTAAATGCTTCTTTATCTCCTGCAAGCAAAAAATAATGCATTATAAAAATCAAAAGCATTGTTGCAGGAACATTGTGAAGATTCCACCCTCTCGCTGGGTGTTTTTGCCAAAATCTCTTCGAAAATTCTCTTACATCTTTTTCCTCCAAACCAGTGGCATGTAAAAGTTCAAAGAATGGAGCTTTTAGTGGGGGGTAATAGCAAACTTCAGAGATCTTTGATAATTCCCCAACTGCAATCTTTGAAATAGTTTGTTTTAAATTTCTGTGATCAATTTTTGCTTTTTTAAGTAATTGTTGCATTATGAGAATACCTTAACGGAGATATTATCCTCTGTAAAATACACATAATCTGGAGAAAATTGCAGCAATTCCAATTGACTAAAATTATCAATTTTATAATTAAAGAAAATATTTGATTCTGGTCTTACAACCCGGCAACTTTCTACCCCATCAATATCTTGAACAACATTAATAATTTCAGATTTATAAATTTCTGTATTTATACCAAATGTTCCTGAGAATGCATTATAAATTGCTGTTCTGACATCTTGAGTTAAATCTGAAATTGAACCGCTATATGAACTGTCTTTAAATACATGAACTTCAATTTCAAGAGGTATATTATATTGTGGAACTACCCATCCCCTATCTGAATAAATATAATTAGTTCCTTTATTTGTTACTGCAGAAATTGTATCGGGATTTGGAATAGCAAATGTCCAGGAAGTTCCATCCGTACATGTAGCTATATTATCATCTTGCCCCGCCCACTCTCCCTTTCCTTTTCCAACAATATACTTTGCCCCAGGAACGCATGAAATTGGTGGTTCGCATTCTATATCTATCACAGTTTGCGTTACAGGATTTAGAAGCATATTTGTTAAAAGCCCGGTAGTATTTCCAAATTTTAAATTAATAAAATCAGTTAACATTTTATAATCTGCAAACGTAACTGTTGAGACTAGTTCTTGTAATATTTGCGCTTCGAACTCACTCTGTATGATTGAGTCATAATAAGATTTTTTAACTACTGGTATATCGTATACTATGTAGTTTGTTCCATCATATATTGTATCAGATAATGAAAAATCACTAAGATCTTTTCTAAATGTAAACTGGGCAGAGTATTGTGAAATCAAAGTTCCATCTGGTTCCTTTAGAGTAAATCTGTATGTTAGTTCGCCGCTTGGAATTGCCAAGTAATTTGTAAAGATATAAGTAAAGAATCCACCGGTTGTATCATTAGTCATTATATATGTTGCGCCATTTTCAACTATTTCTAAAGTGCAAATTGCTGAAGATGAATCTGTTTGAAGTTCAGTTGTTGAATAGTTTAATTTATATGTAGCTGAAGAACCGCTTCTTGTAGCAGTAAAATTTGTTGCTTGAATATCATAATCTGTTGTGTATGTTGTAGACAAAGTAGGTATTTGCGTCAAAGAGAATATTATGTAACTATAATTAGCAACCGAGTTTATTGGATCTATTTCCATATCAAATAAAGTATAGTAATCAATATTTTGGAAATTTATAACTGTTTGTCTCGGAATTGTTGTAGTGGCAAATGTTGAGTAAACGCTTCTGGTTGGAACAACACTATCATTATAATTTAATGTTGTATATAAGTTAACTTCGTTAACTTTGAGATCTGACCTTTTCAAAATCGGAAGAGAGTTAGGATTTAAAGGTGAATCTGAAATAATAACATCAGCATTTTTAAAATCTTCTTCCGTAACAATTCTATTTAACGCAGTTAAATTTGTTATAGAATTTGATCTTATTTCTTCAATAGATTCTTCGTCTTCGCCGCCTGTTGCCGCAGATGTGTTTGTTACTGTATAATTTACAATTTTATTTCCATCATAAATTCTCTCACCAGTCGTAATTGATGAAGCAATTACATTCCCATCAACCCCCTCAGTTATACTTGACGTAATTCTAACAGTCGCACCAGCTGGAGGCTGTTCTCCAATCAACCCATTTCCAAATGTTATTGTAAATCCATTATCTGTTCTTGTTCTAACATATCCTTTATCATTTGAATCCATTAGAAATAAACTTGGGTATTCTGTGTATGTTGTAAAACCACTTCCCTCTTGAACTTCAACAACTACAGACGAAACCTGTCCATCTACTGATACACTAATTTCAGAAAATTGATAAGTCTGCAAATCAGCGTCTATTTGAAATTCTTGCTCATCTGTTGATAACTGTCTCATTGGAAGAGAAATATAAACATTTTCATTTTCAACTATGACTGGCCAATCATAGATTCTATTTTCTTCTGTAATTACAACAGTTACAGCCGAATTATTTGTTACAGTTATTGCGGCTGAATAATAAGTTTTAAACTCAATCCCCCCAGCATTTACTGTAAACTCTTCTGGTATTGTAAATGATACATTTGGCGAAGTAAATTCTAATGGAATTGTAAAAAGAACATCTACTGTGGCTGGTGTAGCATTATTTGGGTCATACCCCAAAAATGCTGAAAGATTCAAAACTGATGATGGCAACTGCGCAGTAGTCATGAAGAATTCTCTATATGTAGAAATTTGGTAAAACATTATATTACTTGCCAAAGCCGCCAAAACATCAATTATAAATGTTATAAATGATGACTTTGTTAGATCAACATTCTCTAACTCAAGGTACGATTGCATATAAGAAATGATTTGATTTCTTATCTCATTTCTTGATAAATATACCTCGTTTGATATACTCAAGTTTGCCATATTTTTATCCCATTAGACAATAAAATAGAAGCCGCTATTTTGATCAAAATAGTTTTTTAGTTTAGATCTTAAATCTTCATTTTTTATCAACAATCTAGTTATAAACTGTGCGTCTGCTAATGTATGAATTTTTTTGTCGTACTCAACAAATGAATAAATATTTGTTACTTTTCTATCTACATGCTCTGTGGTTTTGCTTTGATAAACCTGAGCAATTAATTTCCATTGTCTAAAGTCTGTGTTTGGATGAATTTCTACTCCTTCTATTTTAAAAAGCGGATATATATCGTTAGCTTGGCGAAGAAATGTTTGATCAAATTTTACAAAATCGCCTGGGTAAGGGGTAATATTATATGTACTTGGAATTACAAAAGATGTTCTTCCCTCTTTAACATATCCGATTTCTTGACCATCAAATGCAGTAGAAACTTCCTCCATAAAATAGACAGGTAGAAGTAAAATTTTATTCCAAACTTTTCCAGATAAATCCCCAGTTGTTTCATACGAACCACCATATAGTTTATCATCATCCCAAACTATATTCGGAACATCATAATTATAATATGTTACTTGAAACGCAACAGCGTGTTTACTATAGTAATCGTGGAGAAGTCTTTGATAATCTGCTATATAGTCATAGATTCTTGTATATCGTTGTATAGTATCGAATGACATATTAGCTCTCCGCAGTTATAAACCCAGAAAAAACCTGCTCTGTTAGCGACACTGATAGATCAGCAGTTTCCCCTTGATAATTAACAGTCATATCAAGTTTAAATCCTTTTGCATTCTTTAAATATGAAATAGAAATATTATCCAACTCAGCTCTATTGTCAAATCTTTGTAATGATACAACAACCTCTCTTTCAATTCTTTCTGCTGTAGCATCATCTAACGGTTCAAAAATTAATTGATATAAATTGCTTCCATAATCTGGATCATAAGGATAACTTCCCCTTGGAGTTAATAAGATATTATTCCAAGAATTTAAAATTGTATTTATATTTGTGATCCTTTCGAAGTCACCTCGTGGCGAAATCTTCGCAAGAAAATCAACGTCAGTTTCCCCTGTTCCTCTAGCAGATTTATTGAATCTTTTTAGAAGATTTGCCATTAAATAATACTCCTCAAAGATCCTGCATATTCCTCATACATCTTTTTCTTATCTTCTTCAAGATCGGTCTTCCATTTAAGATAGTTAGTAAATCTTTTGACGGGCATTGTTACTATACTCATATATTCCATCTTACCCATCTCAATTGCTGAATAGATATTCCTTTCGAGGTCATCACGGTATTTATTTATTTCACTGAACCTCGTACACCATTCGAAAAAAATTAGCAAATAGGTCAATATCAATTATGGATTCGTTACCACAATGAACACATGAAGTTTTCATTTTAAGTTCGATTCCATATTGACCAAAACTTTCTATATATTTTCTATTAATCAATCTTTTGTCTTTTGAAGGAAGTGTTTTATACGCATCAACTACATCATCTCGTTGATCAAAAACAATGATATCTCCTTTTTCTGGAAGTTGTTCAAATCTATCAACTACAAGACTTTCGGTAATAATGTCTAGATTATTCGCTGCTTGAATTCCAGCTATTTTAAGTGAGGAAAGTTCTTCAAAAAGGGTAGCTTGTTTGATGAAAGCTGTTACTCCAGGAGTTTTTTCTAGAGGAACTGCCAATTTTTGTTTTAAAATATCTTTTCCTGGGTATGGCTTCATGTTGAATGTTTCAGATGCCTTCACTTTAACTGTGAACTCTTTTGCGCAGGTACCACATTTTACATTATAATTTCTGATGTCCTCATAAGTAATATGATACAATCCATAAAGAAGAGCATCTCGATCTTTTAGAGTTACATTTTTCAAAAAGTCATCGTAGTTCTTAATATTTTGTGGTTTTGATACTATTGTGTCATACAAACATTTATTTAAATGTTCTGTAATCTTTGACACAGTCATAAAACTTCCTTTTAATCTTTCTTCTTCGCTTACATTCAATGATCGCACAACAAAAGATTGATTGGTTTGCGGTGTTATTACTTCATACTCTGGATACTTTACATTAAATCCTTGAAACATTTTTTTGCTCCTTTCATTCGTGTCTAATTAATAATTCTTATTTTGCTTTAAGCATTTTTTGCTTAATCTTCTGTATTTTTTTATTTATTTTTTCGACACATTCTTTTGGGTTTTTTGTTTTATTACATCCTTTTGATGCTGCTTGCAAATCCTTTATTTGATTATTATATGCAGCAATTTGATAATTTTTCATGCATACTGTTTTGTCAGCTCCCTTTTTTCCTCTACAAGCACGAGCTGCTCGAGAAAGAAATCGTTTATATGTTTTATA